GACGGAGAGCCTATGTGGAGGATGCTCTACACAGATATGTTGTTCGTATGGCTGGAAGAGGACGACCAATAAAGTTCAAGGAGGTAGATGCAATAAAGAAGCTCCAGAAAGCTATTGAGTCTGCCATTGAGAACACCACCAGTGAGGTGGCGAGGGGCGTAGACCCCGAAACAACGGGAAGCGCACGGAAGGCAGAGTTACAGTCCATCAAGCAGGCGGCACTCGATGCCAGAGAGCTGATTGTAGAACACCAGAAGCTCACAACGATGCTTGAGGAGTTGAAGGAGTCCAGTAAGTCTAGTAGCGAGATAGACTGGAGTGGTGGATTTGCAGAAGAATTTAGTGATGGCTAATCCCACCATTACCCCCCATAAACAGCCTCTAATGATGGATATGCCCATCAAAATATGCCCAAACGGAACAGAGGGTGAAGTAGTGGAGATAGAGGGGCTGAAGGTACAGCTTCCTCAAAAGCCCTTAAAGAAGGACATCTGGTTCTCGGACAAGCCCAAAGAGCAGCAACACTGGCGCACCCCTGTATTCCCAAAGGAGCTTACACGGATAAGTGGTCAGGACGAGTTCAACGAGTTGCCTGCCAAGCTCAGGGAGACGTACTCCAAGATAATTAGAGAGGACTTCCGTAGGCGAAGGGACGGGATATGGTTCATGAATAATGGACACCCCACATACATCACGGGCAACCACTACTTTATGCTCACCCACTACAAGCTGGATGTGGGGCATGGAAATTTCTTGCAGTTTCAGAGGAAGCTGTTCCTGCATTGGCAGGCTTGTGAGATGGACGGCAGGAGCATAGGGCAAGTGTTTACTAAGTGTAGGCGTTCGGGATACTCGAATATGTCTGCCTCCATACTACTCAATGACGGCTCTCAGGTGAAGGATAAGCACTTGGGTATTGTGAGTAAGACGGGAGACGATGCCAAGAACGTAGTTTTTATTTCCAAGGTGGTGAATGGCTTTAGGAATATGCCTTGGTGGGCAAGACCAATATTCGATGGCACTACCAATCCGAGGGCAGAACTGGCGTTCCGCACACCGTCTAAGCGTGTGACAAAGAAGTCGAGGACGATACAAAGGGATGAAGCTCTTAACACGATAATCGACCACAAGAACACCACGACAAACGCCTATGACGGAAGCAAGCTGTACAGGCTACTGATGGATGAGGCAGGGAAGTGGGAAACCTGCGACCTGCAAGACTTCTGGCGAATCAACCGCACCTGCCTTATTGTAGGGCGTAGGATTGTGGGCAAGGCATTGGTGGGCAGCACCGTCAACCCTATGAGCATGGGAGGCAGTGAGTTTAAGAAGCTGGTGGAGTATTCCAACCCAAACGAGCGCAATGAGAACGGCAGGACGAAGAGTGGGCTGTACAGCATATTCATTCCAGCATACGAGGCGTTGGAAGGATTTTTTGATAAACACGGCAACCCTATTATAGATGACCCCAAAGAACCCGTACAAACTATTGATGGAGACTATGTAAGCATAGGAGCAAAGACGTTCCTAAAGAATGAGAGAGAGGCGTTAAAGGGAGATGCGAAGGAGCTGAATGAATTTATTAGGCAGTTTCCATTTACAATGGACGAGGCATTCAGAGACTCACTCGACACATCAACATTTAACGTAGCCAAGATATATGACCAACTTGATTATAATAGTACTCTCTATCCATTTCCTACCCGTACTGGTAATTTTGTTTGGAAGAATGGGGAAAAAGACACGGAAGTAGTTTTTATGGACGACCCTAATGGGAAGTTCAATGTGAGCTGGATGCCGAACGCTGAGATGAGGAATAAGAAGAAGAGCGAAAGGAATCAGCTCATAAGCCCACACGACTTTGTGTTCGGTGGGGTGGACTCCTACGACATCGATGAAACCGTGGATAACAGAGGTTCTAACGGTGCGTTCCACATATACACGGGGTTCACGATGAGTGGGGACATTCCCTCAAATCAATTTGTTCTGGAGTATGCGACACGCCCCCCGCTAGCGAGGATATTCTACGAGGACGTTCTGATGGCTACTTTCTTCTATGGAGCGAAGGTGTTGATAGAGAACAACAAGTACGGGATAGCGAGGTACTTTGAGAGTAGGGGGTATATGGGCTATCTTATGGATAGACCGAAGAGCTTGTCCACGGGGAATAGTAATGTTAAGGTGAAGACCAAGGGCATACCGTCCAACTCAGCGGAGATAATACAGAGCCACGCACAGGCTATCGAGAGCTTCATCCACCACCATGTGGGCTACGATGAGGAAGGCAATGCAGGGAAGATGTTCTTTGACAGGACGCTGAACGATTGGATAAACTATCGCATAACGAAGAGGACGAAGTATGACCTCACGATTAGTTCGGGTTTGGCGTTGCTTGCAAGCCAGAATTATGTGAAGCCCAAGCCACCATCGGATACCTCTGATAAGCAGTTCTTTAGGCGATTCAAATTCAACTCGTAAAGCACTATCTTTGTGCAATATTATTTTTCCGTAAATGTACAGTAAGCAGGAGGGAGACAAGTTTGGACTAAAATCATTCCCAGACCCGTTAGCAGACCACGCTACCAAGTGTAGTAAGTCTTACGGACTGACGTATGCTAAAGCTATTGAGAGTCAGTGGGGGAGTATAGATGACGAGGCTTCTCTGTACAGACGGAGGCTAAAAGAATTTGAAAGGAACAGAGACTATGCAAACGGTACACAGGACACCTCAGTATACAAGCAGATACTTACGAGTCTTGACCCTAACGCTGGTGATGGCAGCCTGCTTAATATTGATTGGCGACCTGTACCTATTGTTCCTAAATTCGTAAACATTGTAGTTAATAAAATTCTGTCAAGAAAGCCTTATCCAAACCTTGAGGCTGTTGACCCCCTATCACAAACACAGAAGGATGGTAAAAAGAATTATATCAAAGCTGCTATCAAGCAAAAACCTCTTCTTGAGGAAGCTAAACAGCTTGGGCTGGATATTGAGGTTGAGCCAGACCAGCTTCCAGACACTCCTGAGGAAGTTGAAATCTTTATGGACAGCTTTATCAAAACTGATGCAGAGGTTGCTGCACAGTTAGCGACAGAAATGACGTTGGAGTGGAACGACTTCAACGACTCTATCTATAGGCGGTGTGTGGAGGACTTGGTGAACGTAGGGCTTGCTGTCACAAAGCGTGAGAACGACCCCAACTACGGCATCACAGAGAAGTATGTAGACCCCATCAGTTTCATCCACAGCTTCACGGAAGACCCCAACATGAATGACATCATGTACTGTGGGTATGTCCGCAAGATGACGATACAAGAGCTGAAGAGGATAGCTGGTGACCAGTTCACGGAGGATGAGTACAAGAAGATTGCAATGACTGTCCGCAACAGATATGGCAACAGCTCCTCTAAGCTCGATTCACGCTACTACGACAAGAACATCCAAAGGTATTCGTATGGCTATGACGAGTACACGATAGAGGTACTTGACTTTGAATATAAGAGTACAGACGAGGTGTTCTTTGAGGACAAGGAGACACGCTTCGGAAACCGTGGGTTCTACTACAAGGGATACTCCTACAAAGAGCCTAAAAACTCTGTGTATGAGCGCAAGCCAAGCTGCATGAACATAGAGACCCTGTGGGGTGGCAAGTACATCATCGGCACAGATAAGCTGTTTGACTACGGTATGAAGATGAATGTGCCACGCAACGTACACGACATCTCCAAGTGTCGATTCTCGTTTTCGTTCTCCTCTGTGAATTTACGCAGGATGATTCCCAAGTCTATGACAGGGCAGGTGATTGGTTTTGCTGATATGCTTCAGATTACGCATTTAAAGTTGCAGCAGAGCATCGCTAAAGCAAAGCCTGACGGACTCATAATTGACGTTGAGGGATTGGAGAATGTACAGCTCGGAAAGGGCGGTGAGCTTCAGCCTCTTGAGATACAGGACATCTACGAGCAGACGGGTGTCTTCTACTACCGTAGTAAGAATCCAGAAGGTGGATTCCAGAACCCTCCTGTGCGTGAGATAGGGAACTCTATACGAAATATAAACGAGCTTATAGGGCTGTACAACCACTACCTGAGGATGATACGGGACAGCACTGGTATCAACGAGGTGATGGATGGAACGTCTCCAAAGGGAGAGCAACTCGTTGGTGTTCGTCAGCAGGCTATGCAGGCTGGCAACAATGCTATTTATGGTATTGAGAACGCTTCGATGATATTGTACAAGAAGGTGTGTCAGGATATTGTTAGAGCTTTGCAAATCCTCCCCCCAAAGTCTGTTGTCTACCAAGCCTACGAGAAGGCTATTGGAAAGACGAACATGAAGGTGGTGAGCAGCTTCAGAGACCTGCCTATGTACAACTTCGGGGTGTTGGTGAGCAAGGAGATGGACGATGTGGACAAGGCTTATCTGGAACAGAACATTCAGGTGAGCTTGTCTCAGAAGGAGCTGGATATTGAGGATGCCATTAACATCCGTAACCTAAAGGATGTCAACCAAGCCGAGAGGCTTTTGATTGTAAGGCGCAAGAAGCGCATGAAGGCGTTGCAGGAGCAGGCGGCTGCAAACTCGCAGGCACAGGCTCAGGCAAACGTACAGAGCATACAGGCTAAGTCACAGGCAGACGCACAGATGCAGCAGCTCAAGAATCAGGGTGAAGCCCAACTGGAGCAGTTGAAGGCGCAGCTTGAGGCACAGCGTATGCAGATGAGGCATGAGATGGAGAAGGAGCTGAAGGCTATGGAGCTTCAGATGGCTCAAATGAAGATGCAGCAAGACCAGCAGTTTAGGGAGGGCTTGGAGATGAAGAAGGACGATAGGAAGGACAAGCGTGTTGCAAAGCAGGCTGTAGAGCAGAGCAAGCTGATTTCACAAAGACAAGGCAAAAGAGAAGAACTTTCAGAACGTGAGGAGGACATCCTCGATATACTAACCCAAGAATAAAAAGCAAATGGCAACATTAGCAAACCAATCACAAGCAAACCTACAGAGCTTCGGGCAGAACGGCTTCAATGTCGTTACAGGCACGGCTGCACAGACAGGAGACTACTCTGCCATCACCATAGCAGTTGATGCTGTTATAGCCTCCATCACAGCTACAAACATTCAGTTGAATGGAAGTGAGTCTGCTACAGCTCTCAGTGGTGTGACACTCCCTGCTGGCACTACCATCTTCGGTAAAATCACAGGATTCACTCTCACCTCAGGTACTGTTATTGCTTACTACGCAGTGTAATGGCATCAGTTAATCTGGACATATCCTCAAGGCTAGACATCACCTGTCGTAAGAACGATACGTTCTCCCTCGACCTTGACATCAAGGATGCGAGTGGGAATGCTCTTGACCTTACATCTTACACATTTAAGATGGAGGTGAGAACATCTACAGATGACGAGGGTAGTCCTGTAATTGCATCTGCAAACATCAGCGACACAGCGGACGATAGCGGTAATCTAAACCTCACCATCACAGCTGCAAACATGAATGTATCTGCTGGCACTTATGTCTACGATTTACAGGCTACACTAAGCGGTGTTGTCACCACTTGGTTGTATGGAACTTTCAAGGTGAATGAAGACGTAACAATAACGTAATTGTCTGTTCAGGTATCAATAGAGAATGTATCACCCGTAGAAGTATCTGTATCTGAAGAATCTGTTCCAGTTACAGTAGAGTCTGCGGATACTCAGTCTATTACAATATCTGCAAAGGAAGACTTTGAGCTTACAACATCTGTAACTCAGAGTCTTTCGTTTTTAGTACCAAACCCAGAGTCATCTATTTCTGTAGAACAGACCAGTTCCATAGCCCTTGAGGTGGATGGGAAGAGAGGTGTTCTTTCCAATGATATTGGGATAAGGAAGTATGATGCTACTGAGGACGTTCCAAGGACAGGCGACCCATTCCTTTTCTTCGTTGCGGACGATGATGGCAACGGTGCGGCTATAGGTTTTTGGGATGGAACAGATATTCAGATAGTAATCTCAGTAACAATATAAGGCAATGGCAAGGATAGTACCCATTAAAAATGACGACCTACGCTCTCTGATTGCTCTTGAGGGTAGACCAGTAAACCTCAGCGTTGGCTTGGAGGGCGATGGCACTGCGCTGGCTAATGACGGAGGTACTCCACCTGTATACGGAGGCATATCTATAGGTGTCGTTGACATAGATGTGGGACGGGCTGTGGCAGTTACTTCCATCACCATCACATCAAATGCTAAAGGCAGGGTGTCAGGGGTTATTGCTCAGAACGCTATTGGTGATTGGATTGGACTTTCCAACCAAGATGAGTTCTCTTTGGCTATAAATGATGGAGGCTCTACTACGCTGAACATTGATGGGTTGGTGCTTGGTTCTGGCTCAAGGGTGTCTTTGACATTCACTCCATACCCCGAAACTGGTCAGACAGAACCAGACGTGGGTATGCATATAAACGGTATTGAGTTTACAGCAGACTTTAACTTCAATGCCAAGAAAAAATTATTGTACTGTGGTGATTCCATATCGTGGAGCTTGGTGGGGAACTGGAAGACACAGGACATGGGCTACAACTACTCTGGCAACCGCAAGGAGAGCAGCAACCCATACCCAAGCTACTTTGGAGATGAGCTTGCTGCGTTCAGGCTCGTGAACGCACTCAGGAGTCAAGCAGACCCTGAGAGCATACGCCTTGTGAACAAAGGCTTTGGTGGGTCTAAGCTCGCCACCGACCAGTGGTTTGCATCGAGGTCTGGGATGTACACCATCGACTGGAACATGATGGTGATGCAGGCAGGCGTGAACGATGCCACTGATGTGCAGACACCACTTCGCCAGCTTACAATGGGGCAGAGGATACAGGACATGGTGGAGAAGCGTAATGAGGATGGCAGGGCAGAGTATCCTATGGTGTTTTGTACACCTCCAATTGCTGATGACAGATACGATGGAACGGATGCAAGGGTGTGTTTAGACCAGCGTGTGCCTATTTCGAGTGAGAGCTACACGGGTTCGTTTGATAGCACAACTGACACGGAGATTAGTTTTGGAGCAGCTCCATCTGGTGACCGTTGGTATGAGGTGAAGGGTGATGGTTCAAACGACTTGGAGATGAAGGGCGGTGTTGCAGATGAGGTGTACCGTCTTGACTTTGTAACGCAAAACGACTTACTTACGGGTGTTGCTGGAACAAACACAAAGGCTTTCATAAGAACTCTTGAGTCTAATCAAAATGTAGATGACTCTCCAATTGAAAACACTGGAATCCTTAGAATAGATGCCAGTACAACGCTGTTTATTCGCTGCGTAACACCTGACGAAGAGTATGAGGAGGTGGATAGAGTTAGTCTTATAGGAAAGGCATTGGCTGCTGATGCTCAATACTTTGATGCATCTGAGTCTACAATAGACCACTTTATCACAGGAGTGAATACATCTGCTACGGAAATATTAGCACCCACTATTGAGGGGGTGAGTGAGTCAGTGCCTATCATCAACGCCTTTCCAAGTAGAAACATCACTCAGTTTGGATTTGGAGCAGCCTCAGAACTTTTTGTAGCAAACACAAGTCTGCCGCCTGCAAGTGTTATTGATGAGAATGATGTTTGGATTCGCATCAAGGGTATGCAGGATATGTCTGCATCTGGAGAAACCAGTTGGGGAGACGTTAACGGCTTCTATAAGGTGGTGAACTACACTCTGTCTGGGAATGGTCAGAGAGTGGTGAATGTTCAGGTGATGCTTGACACGAGGGACTCCGCAGACAGGAAGTTTGACGGAAACTTCGGGCTAACTGTAAACTCTATATCCAAAGCAGCCAGTGCAGTTGTAACCCTTGGTGCAGATTTAACAGGAAAGATTGTTGGAGACAACATAGCTTTACAAGACGTTGAGGGTGGGGACTTTGAAAACAATGCCAACGGCATCTTTGAAATCACTGCCATAAACTCCCCCACTGAAATTGTAATAAACCTTGACAGTTCAAGTTTCTCTGGCACATATACAACAGATTCAGGATACCTAAGCGGTGCAGAGATTGAACTGTTCAGCAGTCGCCCATACTTAGCAGAATTTGAGGGTAGTAGCGCAAACACTCTGGAGGCTAATAATTATAGCTACTTTGCTCACGGAGACAACACTGTTGGCGACTATAAGGTGAAGGTGCAGTTGTCCACAGGCACAGGCACTCAGTTCAATCTTGTGGCAGGGAAAGGTATTGTCTTTTCTGTCTATCAGCAGGGCAATGTGATATACATGAACGAGGTGGTGCGTGGAGATATTACCAACGCAGGAAAGATTGTTGGTAGCGACACGCTTGACAATTTCTTCTCGCAAACAGAGGTGGGATTGACAAGGCTGAAGACAGTGCGTAAAGTAATCACCGACACTGTTAATGCTTACGACTCAAGTGCCAACGTACACCTCGTTGATTTGTACGATGTGGATGACTTAAAAACAACTACCGAAACCACCGCTGGTAGGCTCATTTATGGCTCTGATAATTACAAGGCAGACACCAGTGAGGGAGCGTCCTCCAAGCTGATGGTGAACGACTTGATAGAAGACCCGATATTCAAGGCTACAGGTGATTCTGGGGTGAATGAAAGGGTTATGGGAAAAAGACTACACAGGTCTCCGAAGGGGCATGAAGAAATATACAACAGGCTTTATAGCGTGATTGGTAGCATAACAATACCTAATTGATACTCAGTATCTTTGCAGTATGACACCAGAACAAATAAGGGCGAAGCTAAAGAAGTATGGACTCAAGGGTGTAAACAAACCCAGGAGAACACCAAACCATCCTACTAAAAAAGGTATTGTTTTAGCTAAGGTAGGAAACATAGTTAAGCTCATTCGCTTTGGTGATCAGAAAATGGGTCATAATTATTCTCCAGAAGCTCGTAAATCTTTCAAATCACGCCACGCCAAGAACATAGCTAAGGGCAAGCTGAGTGCTGCATACTGGGCAGACAAATTTTTCTGGGCTGGAAAAGGAGGTAGTAAAAAAATGCCTCCAAAATCACAAAAACACAAGAAAGGGGTATGAGCAATTTTTTCTCATCAACAGGTGTGGCAGAACTCATTGAATGGTTGGGTTTAACATCTGCGGGTGGTGCATTGGGATGGTTTGGCGCAAAGCGAAAGCGTGAGGCAGAGGGCGTGGAAGCCACCATCAAGGTGTGGGAACGCACTGTAGAGCATCTTGAGGAGCAGCTCGAAGACCTCCGAAAAGAGAATGTAGAGCTGAGGCTTGAGATTAAAGACCTCCGCATCCTCGTACACGACCTTCAGGCTAAACTGATGATGAAGTAATGAGAGCCAAGAAGGGGAAGATAATGGTGAAAGCACCATCGGGCTACCACTGGATGACAGAGGGTGGTAGATACTTCCTTATGAAGCATGAGGGAGAGTTCAAGCCACACAAGGGGGCTTCCCTTGAGGCAGGGTTTAAAGAAATAAAAGTACATCGTGAAGCTTAAAAAGTATTTTGAAGGCGGCAAAACCGACCCACCCAAAATGAGAGTAAAGAAAGGTGGTGAAGACAAGGTTTATAAAGTAAACGAGGATTTAAACATTAACCTAGCAAAGGTTAAGAAAGGCATTAAGAGAGCTGAAAGTGCCGATGGAAAGTTGATGAAGAGTCCAGTAAGCACAGCTACGGGTTTCTATGGTCAGCGTTGGAGTGAAATAAAAGACAATCCAATGGTTAAGGATATGACTAGAGATATGTTCGCTAGCGACACCACAGCTCAAAACAAAGTTTTCTTAAAGAGATTTACAGAGGGCATCGGCAAGGGAACAAACATTCTCGATAACACACAGATGCTGTATAGAGATTACGGAGAGCAAATCAAAAAGAAAGGATACTCTCCAGAGGAGGTGGCAGCTCTAACCAATTACATTGGAAGGGAGGGGGCGAGAAGATATTTCGGATACCACGTTCGAGACGGTAAACCTCTCAAGGAAGCTGTACCAAGTTTGTTCAAGGCTAAGAACAAAACTCCTGACGAATACATCGCAGTATTTAGGAGTGCATTCAAGTAATGAAGGCTAAAAAGAAATCAAGAGTAAACGAGGCTGGCAACTACACTGACCCAGAGCTTCGTAAAAGGATTTTCAAGAAAATATTAGCTGGCACTCGTGGTGGTCCAGCAGGGAAGTGGTCAGCCCGGAAGGCACAGCTTTTAGCTCTTGAATACGAAAAAGCTGGAGGAGGATACAAGTCGTGAAGTTAAAGAAATCACAAAAGAGTCTGAAGGCTTGGACTGAGCAAGAGTGGAGAACTGGATCTGGTAAAGAATCCTTGAAGACGGGTGAAGCTTATTTTCCCGCAGCCGCTGTAGAAGCACTAAAAAAGGCTGGTTTGTATGATGATGCTGTTAGGATAAAAAAGGCAGCATTGAAGGCTGGAAAGAATGCAGTGTACCCTGAGAGGATACGCAAAATTGTAAGAAGATATCGTTAACTTTGCAAACGTAAACAACTAATAATCATGGCAATATCACCAATACCAGTTCCGAAAAAGTTTGTCGATGCTGTTCGGGAAAAGAAGAGGAAGGAGGATCAAGAGAAAGCTGCTAAAGACACTAAAGCTATTCGCCAAAGTTTTGGTAAAGATGGAGACAAGATGGATTATCAGTCTTCTCAAAAAGCTCTCAAAGACGCTAAGAAGCCCACAGAAACTGTAAAGAAAGGGCAGGACGTTATCTCCGACAAGATGTCTTTCGGTAAGGCTTTCCGTGCAGCTCGTAACGAGGGTATGAAAACTTTCACTTGGCGAGGAAAGAAATACGGCACAAAGCTGAAGAGTGAGGTGAAGAAGAAAGAAAGCACCCCAAAAGCTAAAGCAGCTCCCGCAACGCAACTCCTTCCTGATGTTGCCACATCCCAAAGAGCAGAGCAGAAGAAAGCTAGAGAGGAAGCTGTGAAGGGAGTGGAGCAAAATATTGCTGCATCTACCTCGCAAAAGCCCGCTGTAGATACCAAGAAATCTCAAATAGAAAAGGTCAAGAAGGCAATAGCTACAATTGACAAGTCTATTTCTCAAATGCAGAACAATCCCTCTGGATACTTTGGCTTGTTGAGTGGAAAGCAGAAGAATCAAAGAATCAAGCTTCGTAAGAGAAAGGAAATGTTGCAAAAGAAACTGAAAAACCTGTCATAATGAAGCCAAAGAAAAAAGAAATGTCCATGTACATGGGCGGAGGTAAAATGAAAGAGATGTACATGAAGGGTGGCAAGATGCCCGAATATATGTACGGGGGAAAGGTTTATAAGGATGGAGGCTCTCTGATGGAGGCTCTCTTGAAGAACCCTGAGCAACGTGCAGCAGCCAAGAAGATGTTGGGAATGTAATTCCTTGCAGCACAATAAAATAGAAAAGGAGGCGCAAGCCTCTTTTTTTGTACCCCATCATTCGTATATGAAAAACAATTTAACTTTGCAACATCTTTAACTAAATTTTATTCACATGGCTGAAAGTAATTACGAGTCAGCGTTGAAAGACGCTGGTTTTGAGCTAACAAACGAACCTCCCACAGGAGAAGAGCAACCGACTAATGACGGCTTCCCTGAGGGTGCAGAGGTGATTGACTTGAGTGGAGAGCAGGAAGCTCTTGTTCAAGAAGAGCCTCAACAGGTAGAACAAGAAGCAGTTGGCTCAGAAGATGATTACTTGGGTGATGACATTCAGCCAGAAGACGTTCTTTCAAATGATTATGAAGAAGAAGAGGAAAGACTCGACATTGATGGGTTGACACTTAGCACTCTGAGCGAAAGGCTCGGCACTGAGTTCAACTCCTTTGACGAGATTTCTGATTTTCTTAATAGAGAGCCGGAGCAGCAAACCATTGACGAACGGGTACAAGCTATCGCAGATTTTGTCAACGAGACTGGTCGAGACCCTCTTGATTGGTTTTACTACCAAACTTTAAATCCGTCCGAAATGGACGACTTGTCGGTGGTAAAGAATCAAATGAAGGTGGAGAACCCGTACTTGTCTTCTGAAGAGGTAGACCTCTTGATACAGAACAAATACAAGCTCGATGATGAATTGCATGACGATAGCGAAGTGCAGCTTTCTAAGTTACAGTTGAAGATGGATGCCGAAAATGGCAGGAAGTCAATCAACAAGATTCGAGAAAGCTACATGGTTCCTGAGCGTGAGGAAGAGACTCAAGAAGAGATAAGTTCTCCTATTGATGATCAGTGGATTGATGCGATGACTCGTGAAACAAATGATTTTGACGCACTGTCTTTTGACATTGGTGATAATGAATTTGATTTCAAAGTGAGTGATGATTACAAGCGAACGCTCATTGAGAAGAACGCCAATCTTGAGAACTACTTCGATGATTATGTCAACGAAGACGGCTCTTGGGATTACGACCTTCTAAACTCTCACAGGGCTTTGATAGACAACATTGACGAAATCGTTAATGCAGTGTATCGACAGGGCTTGGGTGACGGACAGAGAGGCTTGGTCGAAAAGACAGCCAACGTATCTGCCGAGTCCCCACAGCAAACTGGAGGAGAGCAGAGAGTAAACAATGTTGCACAACAGCTTGCGGATGCACTCGGAATGGGAGGTAACACTCTCACAGTAAAGATTTAACTAACCCCATTAAAAACTAAAATAAAATGGCTACAGGAATTACCTCGCCAACTGATTTCTCACCAGCAGCACAAAGACGGGTAGACCCCTCTAAGTACACTGCACTGGCAGACTTCATTGACGAAATCAACAAGCCCGACAATCGGGAGTCACTTGTAAAGACTTACGGAGACCAAGGAATCACAGGTTTCCTTCAGATGACAGGAGCTACTAAGGCTGCTGGAACTAATGACGAAGTACAGTGGTGGGAGGAAACTCGTCTCCATCCACAGCAGGACTTCGAGTACAACGCCACCGCAGCATCTACTGCTACAACTTTCACAGCCAAGCTGCCTTCTGGAGCTGCTCGTGTTCTGCGTAACAACGATGTTGTATTGTTCAACGGAGGTGTTCGTGGATTTGTTTCTGGAATGGCTACCTCTAACGCTGCCCTCGATGCTTCAGGACAGTATTCAGCCACTGCTTCAGCTACAATCAACTTGCTGAGTGGAACTCTCGGAGCTTCAGCTACAACTGGTGTAGAAGACCAGTTCTCCATCATCGGTAACTTGTTCGCTCAGGGTAGCGACCAGAACGATGCTTACTTGGAGTCTCAGGTGAACAAGAAGACCAACAACTACATGATTATCAAGGAGTCCTTCAAGGTAACTGGTTCTCAAGCAACCAACATCGGATGGGTGAACCTTGGTGGTGGTGACTACCGTTGGTATGTTAAGGGTGAAGCCGACACTCGTAAGCGTTTCATGGACAAGCGTGAGATGATGATGTTGCTCGGACAGTCTGCTGGAAACAGCTTTGCCACAGGCATTGATGGTTCTGAGGGCTACTTCGCTGCTATCGAAGACCGTGGTATCGTTTACAACGCCTCCACCGACCTCGCTGCAATTGACGCTCTCTCTGAGTTTGACGAAATCGTTAAGGAACTGGACAAGCAGGGTGCTAACCCAGAGTACGCAATGTACCTGAACACTGCCTTGAGCCTGCAAATTGACGACATGATTGCTGCTGGTATCTCCACAGGAGTTACTAACGGTGTAACAGGTCAGTTCGGAGCGTTCAACAACGACCGTGAGCTTGCTGCAAACCTCGGCTTCAGCTCGTTCACTCGTGGTGGGTATACATTCCACAAGCACTCTTGGAAGCTGCTCAACGAGCCTACTCTGTTGGCTGACAGCGACTTTGCTGGTGTAATGATTCCTATGTCCACTGTCGTAGACCCTAAGACAG